GGCTACGAATCCGGTTTTCATCCCGTTCAGGAGCGCGACCGCCGCGACGGGAGACTACAGCTGGGTCATGCTCACGGCTGCGACGTCCCTTGTTCTTTCAAACGGCTCTACCCTGGGGACGAACGCGAACGTCGCGAACCGGCTCTGGATCGTCGCTTTTAATGACGCGGGCACGGTGCGCATTGGAGCGATCAACTGCGTGAGCACCGCCGCCGGTGGCGGCGCTGGTAGAGACGTCACAATCATTTTGCCCATTGCGGCTTGGGGTATCGCCTCGTCCACGGCCGAGGGTGGCGCGGGTGGTGCGGATTCTCCGCAAGTTTTCTATACCGGCACTGCGGTCTCTTCAAAAGCGTACACAGTCCTCGGGTACGCCACCTATGAGTCCGGCCTTGGCACCGCCGGTGTCTACGCAAGCGTGCCGACCAGGCTGCAACTCTTCGGACCAGATGTACCGCTGCCTGGGCGGCTCATCCAGACCGCGCGCACTGACACCGGGGCGGTGGCAACAGGCACGACCACCGTGCCGAACGACGACACGATCCCGCAGATCACGGAAGGCGACCAGTACATGACGCAGGCCATCACGCCGACGTCAGCGGCGAATGCTCTTTGCATCACCGCGAAAGCTCAGCTCGCCAACAGCAACGGCGGTACGGTGGCGATGATCACCTCCCTTTTCCAAGACGCGACCGCCAACGCGATCGCGACGGTGGAAACCACGATCCTGGGCGCAACGGTGAACCGCCTCGGCCCTGTCTTCCTCGACAAGATGATCCTCGCTAGCACGACGTCCGCCACGACCTTCAGGCTCCGGGCTGGAGGGTCTGGTGCCGGGACCACGACTTTCAACGGCTCGGCCGGGTCGAGGCTCTACGGAGGCGTCTACAACTCTTATCTCCAAGTTCAGGAGATCATGGGATGAGGGCTTTGGCTGCGGCGTTCGTGATGGCTTTCGCGACCGCGGTCTGCGCTGTCAATGCGCACGTCGCACCGCCACCGCCGCACGGTATCGGCAGCGATGCGAACGACTGCCTGACGGAAGCGACGCCCTGCGCAACACCACAGCGCGCGTATGAGGTAGCGAGCGGAGGATCTGGCACACAGACAGGCGGTGGTCATATCAAGATCGCGCCCGGCACGTACTACGGCGGCGCTCGTGTCCTTTACTACAGATTCATGGCGTTCGAAGGCGACTGCAGCGAGCCGGCCAACGTCAACATCATCGCGCCCGCTAACGAGGCGGCCTTCACGCTCGAGGATTTCGCCATCGTGAGTCTGAAGTGCATGCGGCTCAGCTCGTCGGGCTCCGGCTCCAAAGGAGTCGTCACGCGGCAATACACCATTCTCGATTACCAGTACATCGACTTCAACGCGATGCCAGGCGGCATCCACATCTCGCTGGGCGAGAAGAGCAAGGCGAATTGTCTCGGGGGGATCAGGATCGTAGGCTCGGCAACGTATCACGCGGCCGTCGGCGCGCAGTCCTACCTGACGATGAACTGCGACATCCTCAACTGGGGAATGCCGACCTTCTATGCCTACATCTGGATGGTGTGGCAGTCACTTGTTCTTGTGAGCGGCGCCACCTTCACCGGCGGGGTCATCGGGATGCCCTACATCAACGACTCCAGTCTGCTTGTGAAGGAATCGATAGTCGTTCCAGGCGATCAGCCACCCCTCGTACAGAACGGTGGGGCCGTCCAATGATGGCGTCGGCTCTCCGCGGTCCTGAAGCGGTTGCTGCGGTGTCGGCTCTCCGCAGTCGGGTGTCGGCGTTCGTTTCAGATTCATCGGAAATAAAAGAGGGCGACCGCAGATGTTACCAGCATCGACGGCCCCTCCGCTCGATGAGCCCGAGCAGTGGCGAAGGCCCTCCACCCCACGCGGGGAAGGCAACGCTACCACTCTCGGGCTCTCCATGCAGTGAGGTTTTCACAGGGAGCCCTCCTTGTCGGACGAAAAGAGCAAGAACGGCCGCCTCTCGCTAGCGACCGCGATCTCGCTGGTGGTCGCCGTGGCCTCCATCGGGGGCTCGTGGTTCGTCTGGGGGCAGCAAACCGGCAGGTTGACCGAGAAGGTCGAGACGCTTGAGAAGCGCCAAGCCGAGGATCGCGCGACTTTCCGCCGCGACCAGGGGGAAATCAAAAACGACGTGAAGGAAGTGAAGCAGGACGTGCAAACGATCCTGCGCAAGCTCGATTCCATGGATGCCGCGCAGCGCGCGCGGGAAGGGAGAGGCAGATGAGCGAAGACAAGGACTATTTCGGCGGCCGGCGCGTCGAACTCACGGACCTGAACAAAGACGAGAGAAGCAGGCTTCGCCCCATTGTCGGCGCGGTGGTTGCGGCAATCTTGGTCTTCGGCTCGCTGCTGTACTGGAATAACGCGCGCGCCGCCGATGCAGCCCCAACTCTAATCATCAAGAGCAGGATCGACGGCGACTTCGTGAAGATATGGCGCAAGCCCTGCACGTCGAGCGAGATCAAGGGCATCGTTGTTCCGCACATCCTGCCGCTTCTCCAGGAAGCCGCGATGCGGTACGAGGGCAAGGACTACAAGGCGTGCTGGGTCGAGCGCGATGGGAACGCGGTCATCATCGACGAAGCCTCTGACGTAACACCGCTCCCGCTCAGTTCTTTCGCGCCGGAGGGCGTGTGAAGCGGTTCGCTGTCGCGCTCCTTTTTATCCCGCTTGCCGCTATCGCCGGGGAGACATGGTTCGTCGGCACGCTCGCTTCCTACCACTACACGGGCAGCGGCGATTACGAGCAGCGCAACTGGGGCTTCGGCATAGAGCAACGGCTGACGGACTCGTTCGCGGTGGCCGGCGGCGTGTACCGTAATTCTCACCGGCGCGACAGCCTGTACTTCGGCGCAGCGTGGGCGCCGCTCAAGTTCGGCCTAGTCAGCCTCGGAATCGCTGCGCTGCTGGTGGGCGGCTACGAGACCGTGGAGGAGCCAGAGCTGGTGAAGGCGATCTTCCCAGTGGTGTCGATCGACTATCACGGCCTCGGCCTGAACATCCCCATCGTACCGCCGACGAACTCGAACGCCGGCGCGATCGGGCTTCAGGTGAAGTGGCGCTGGTGAGACCGCGCTACCGAATAGACGAAGGTTTGAAAGAGTACGCCACCGAGACCCAGAGAAAAATGGTCGACGCGGTGAATCAGTATCGCAGCATGGGGCGGGCTGCAAAGGAGCTAGGACTGTCCCCGAGCACCGTGAGGGATGCGATCTACGCCCTGGAGAAGAAAGCCGCTCTCTGCGGCTATGCGCCAGCCCACGGGATGACCAAGACTGTGCCAGCACCCTTCGTGGTGAAGGGAGTCTCGACCTACTTCAACAAGGAAGGCGAGCAAGCTGGGCAGTGGGTCAAGACGAAGCTGGATCAATATCAGGTCGAGCAAGTCATCCGCGAATTCGTCAGGAGCCTCATGGACGAGGCGAAGGGGACTTCCAGGCTAGTCCCTCCGCCCAAGCTTTCGAACGCCGATCTGCTCACCGTGTACCCGATGGGCGACCCGCACTTCGGGATGTACGCCTGGAAGGCGGAAGCCGGGCAGGACTTCGACACTGAGATTGCCGAGTCCATCACCACGGCCGCGGTCGACCGGCTCGTAGCGAGCGCGCCCTCTTCGGAGGTCGCCATCTTCCTGCCGCTCGGTGATCTCATGCACGCGGACGACGCTAAGAACCGTACCCCGCAGTCCGGGAACGTGCTCGACGTCGACACCCGGCACCGCAAGGTAATGATGGTTGCCCTGAAGGCGATGAAGCACGCCATCTATCGCCTGCTGGAAAAGCACAAGCTGGTGGTGGTGCGATTCGTGGAGGGCAACCACGACCCGCACGCAGCCTTCGCCATCGCGCTCGCCCTGGCCGAGCACTTCAGCAACAACGAGCGCGTGACGATCGACCTGTCGCCGGCCGCGTTCTGGTACTACCGCTTCGGAAAGGTTCTGCTCGGCGCCACGCACGGCGACAAGACGAGGGGCAAGGATCTTCTGGGCGTGATGGCTTCCGACCGCCCCGAGGATTGGGGGCAAACCAAGTTTCGTTACTTCTACCACGGGCACCTACACGAGCGCGGGGAAAAGGAAGTCCCTGGGCTTCGCATCGAATGGTTCCGGACGCTCGCCCCGCTGGATGCGTGGGCCGCGAGCATGGGCTACCGCTCTGGGAGAGACATGTACGCCATCGTGATGCACCGCGAATACGGAGAGGTGGAGCGGCACCGCTGCGACATCTCGATGATCCAATGAAGATCAGCCTCGACGACTACCTGATGGGCCGCGAGAAGCTATACCCGGCCGAGCTCACGCCGGAGATCATGAAGAACGCCGAGCGCACCGTCGCCTTGGTGAACGCGCTATTCGCGGTGCTGCGCGCGGAGAGCATGCCGCTCGAAGAGAACCCACGCACGAAGTCGATGCTGAATAGCGGCTGGCGCCCTCCGCAGATCAACGGCCAGGTCGCGAACGCCGCTCCGCGTTCCAAGCACATGACCGGTGAAGCAGCCGACATCTACGACCCGGAAGGGGTGCTCGACGACTGGTGCCTCGAGCACCAGGACAGCCTCGCTGCGATCGGACTGTGGATGGAGCACCCGAGTTGCACGAAGGGCTGGCTGCACGTACAAACCGTAGCGCCGAAATCAGGCCGGCGCGTCTTTTTCCCGTAGGAGCATCTATGGCTCTCCCGCTGATACTTCCCGCCATCCTCGGCATCGCCGACAAGATATTCGACCGCGTCATCCCGGACAAAGCCGCCGCCGAGAAGGCGAAGCTGGAGTTCGCGGCCGTTGCCCAGTCGCAGGAGTTTTCGCTGGCACTCGAGCAGATCAAGGTCAACACGGAGGAGGCCAAGTCGACGAACTGGTTCGTCGCTGGATGGCGACCGGCGTGCGGCTGGATCGGCGCGCTTGCCCTTGGCTATGCGGCTCTGCTCGAGCCCGTAGCACGCTTTGTCGCCAAGGTTGCATTCGACTATGAGGGTGAGTTCCCGGCGCTCGACACGACGATCACCATGCAGATCCTGTTCGGGATCCTCGGCCTGGGCGCGTACAGGTCGATCGAGAAAGTGAAGAAGAACGGCGGGTAGGTGAACACCGACGACCTTCTCAAGCTGCTCCGGCAGCGCGTGAAGGAGGAGGGCGGGCAGAGCCGTTTCGCCCAGAACCACGGTCTCTCGCAGGGCTATGTCGCCAACGTCCTGTGCGGCACGTGCAAGCCCGGGCCGAGTATCGCCGTCGCCGTTGGGATGAAGCTGGTGCGCTCCTTCGAGCCGATCAAGTAGGCTTGATATTCCCCAGTGGGGAAAATTCTGCGGAACGCTGGCTTCGCGTCGCTCGTATCTACTTGATTATTGGCTCCCCGAGTAGGGCTCGAACCTACGACCTGCGGATTAACAGTCCACGGACGGAAATCGCGCAACACTGTGCGCTGTCGGAGAATCACCGCGAGCGCCGGGGAATGAAAAGTGCGAAAAATGGCAAAGTGCGTCCCTTGCCGTTCAACTACTTGCGAGTTCAATTCCCCACTGCGACGGCGTTAGGCGCGACCGTGGAGATGGTGGCGAGCAGCCGCTTGATGTAAATCTCGGTGGTCTGCACCGACTTGTGCGCCATCAGGAGCTGGATCTTCTCGAGCGGTACGCCAGCGAGGTACATGTCGGTGGCGCCCTTCGCGCGCACATCCATCAGCCCGAAGGTCTTTACGCCGGCCGCCGTGCAGTAGCGCCGCAGCATCGACCCCAGCCCGTCCTCGGTGTAGCCCTTGCCGCCGCGGCCGTGGATCAGCGCCTGCGGCAGCCGCACCACGCGTTCGTCGGAGTTGCGCAGCATGCCGAGGATCTCGTCGAGTTCGGCGTCCACCTCGATGTCCACGATGCGCCCGCGCTTGCCCTGCTGGAAGGTCAGGACGCGCTTCTCAGTGCCCGCCACGGCCTTCAGGCGCACGGGGGAGGGCGTTAGGCGCAGGAGGTCCGCCGGGCGCTGCAGCGTCTTGTAGGCGAGCCGCAGGGCCATGCAAACGCTCCGCGGCGCGACGCCGTAGACCGGCCGGTACTCGCTGTCCTCGACGTAGCGGTCCTTCGGCTTGCGGGCGAAGCGCCGGATCAGCTTCACCGGGTTGACCGCTAGGCCCGGGCTGTGGCCACGCTCGATCAGCCAGGAGAACATCGAGGAGAGCATGGCGAGGGCGTGGTTCGCCTGCACCTTGCCCTTGCCGGACTCCGTGATGCGCCGGTCCCGGTAGTCGCTGATCAGGCTCGGATCCCGCACCAAGTCGGCGGGCGTCATCTTGCCGAGCGGCGAGAGGGCGAAGATGTTCGCCTCGGCCTCGTAGTCGGCGATCGTGCGCTCGCTCAGCTTGCGGCCGGCGGGCAGTCGCCCGGCGCGCGCATCCGCCAGGAAGAGGCGCAGGAAGTGGCTGTTCGTGCCGAAGTTGCCGTCCGGGTCGTTGTAGACGCGCGCTCTAGCATTGGCTTTGCCGATGTCCTTGCCGAGCGATTCCTTGCGGCCGTCCCGGTGCAGATACCGGAACTGCCCGTGGTGAAACTCCACCCGCGGCTCAAGCCCGAGCGGGTTTCCGTCCTTCCGCTTTCTCCCCATCCCGGCCATAGCGTACCCTTTTCTCGAACTCGGTCCAATCCGGCGCCGCCTTGCGGCTGTCGTTCGCTGCTTCCTGGCGCCGGCGCTCGAAGTCGATGCGCAGCACCAGCGGCTGCCCGTTGGGCCGGGCCTCGGCGCGCACGCCGAGCCGACGGAAATACTTGATCCTCGCCGCGCCCTGCGTGAGCGGCTTCGTGATGCTGGCGATCTCGTCGTCGGAGAGGTGCGAGCTCATACCGCCTGAGCAACAGGGTGGATCTGGCCTCCTTGCCCGCAGTACGGGCACGGGCCTCGCGTCAGCATCGGGCGGCAGTACCAGCACACCGAGTTTGAGGTGGGGCGGGTCATAGACTGGCGTAGTAGGCGGCCATTCCGATGCAGGTCAGGAGGACGATTACCCAAAGCACAACCAATACCGTGTCGATAGCCTTGGTCGATAACGACTTACTACCGTAATCGCTCATCTCTCGGCCCTGGTGGTAATCGCTTTAGAGTCAGCGCAGTCGATGGAACTGCTCACTCCTGGTCCTTTAAGTCGTCGATGGCGTCGATGATCTCGATGTCGTCCTCTACACCGAGCTCCCCCCTGATACGTGCGAGGAGGTTTCTGGCTGTCTGTAGTTCCAGCCACGCGCGGGCGAGTTGTAGCTGCTCCCAACATGTCGTCGCCGTGTGCTTCTCCTGTTGGGCGTTGACCTCCATGCGTCTTACAAAATCTTCAGTAATTTGTCCCATGCTCGTTCCTGTTGCCTCCATCGGCGAGGGGAATCATCTTGTGTACTCGTCATAGCGCTCATACAGGGCATCGCGCTCTTCTTCGGTGAAGGAAAGCAATCGACAGGCAAGCCGCACCGCCTCTAAGTCCTTTTTGCCCGACGCGTGCTGCAAACACCACCATACGTTGCCGTCCGACATGTTTCCGTCGTCTAGGCAGACGTGCAGATTCCCGCCGGTCGGATTCCCCGTGTAGAAGAAACGCACGTCCGCTAAAAGATCGGACAGGCGATCGCTCCACTCAAGGTTATCAACGTCCATGTTCCCATCCCATGTCGGGGCGTCGTCGTCATTGATCCAAGCGACAATCTCTTCCTCGGTTTTACCCCACTCCCGAGAAATAAGCCGGACGAGTCGCTTCCATTCCTTCTCGCTAAGTTGTTTCATGGGTCCGAAATTATTCATGTGCCCTCCCGCTTGAGAGCGTCGGGGAAGTGTTCCCGCTGTAGCTCGTCCGGCGTCTTGCCATCCTCCGGGTAAAACTTCTTGAGCGTCTTGCAGGAAACGCAGGTATCGACCGGCGTGCCCCAGTAGTTGCACCAGATGTGATGACCTTCAGCCCCGTTAGCGGAGCGGCTTGGCTGGTTCATGCTGTATATAACACCATATTGCGCACTAGTGCAAGATGCGCTAGCATTCGTCCCAAGGTTGAGGGTTGCAAGGGTAGGCCAAGGCCAAACGGTCCACTAGGGACGCCGACCTCAACCACCGAACAACGGAGGGCAATATGGAACTGACCGAAATCGACCGCCGCAACGACAAGCTTTGCACCGCTGTGGCGAGACTGGCCGCCGAACACGCCGAGATGGCGGCTTTCATCAAGTCGGCGCTGCCCTTCCTGAAGGGGGTGAAAATCTGCTCGGTCTATCAAGACGGCGCGAACCTGGTTGATCGCGTAGGCCGCGAATGAGCGGCCGTCCCTCAGCAGCGACCGAGAAGGCGCTGAAGCTGGTAGCGAAGGGCATGCCGCCTTTCGCCGCAGCGAAGAAGGTAGGCATAGCCCCTTCCACCATCTACCGGGCGATAGCGAAGGACCCGGCGAAGTACAAGAAGCGCTGAGGTCCGCCGCTTTCAGGGAAGGACGCATTCAGCCTAGCCGCTTACGCAAGGCCGCGATAAGCTGCCCCTGAATCTGCCAGATTAGACCGATGCGTTCTCCCTTAAGGAAATCGCGGTCGTCGGCCTCCATCAGTTCGCAGAGCCGCAGAGCCTCGGCAAGTAGTTGTTCGTCGGTCATGTTATTTCCCCTCCAGAGGGCGATAGGTCATCGCCAAGCGATCATCACGTCGATCTTGCCGAAGTGGAAGCAGATGTAGGTGCGGTGTGTTTGCCACCCCCACAGCCATAGCCATCTCTTCGGGAAATAGACGTTCATTCCGATTTGCCCCCTGGTGCTGCGGAGTGTTTGTTCTGCTCCCACCATCGGCCAATCTCGCCGCAAGCCTTGGAGTGATGGCTGTAGCGCAACTCCTCCGGTCCATCTCGGCAGGAGCCATCTACTAGGCTGCGGTTGTTCTCGTGCGTGCAGGCTGACGGGAAATACATGTACGGCGTGACGTTCCCGGCGACGTAGTGCTTGCAGTCAATGCAGCGCTTGGTCATTTGGACTCCGAATCGTGTGCGGCGGGCGATATGGGATCGGGCTGCGGCTCTTCCTGCATTTGCTCGGCGTAGGCGCGTTCTTCCATCTCGCGGTAGTACGCCTCCTCCTGCATTTGCAGGTAGTACCGCTCCTCTTGAGCGCGTTCCTCGGCCCGGCGTTGTGCGGACCGCTCCTCGGCCATCTGCTCCTCATGGCGCTGCTCTGCGGCCTCGTAGCCGCGCCGCCAGTACCTTTCGGCGTCCTCGCATCGTTCGCCGCTGTAGTCGTCCCTGTACGGGTTGCGCCAGCTTCCGTCGCCGCGCTCGTAAGCGCGTTCACCTTGGCGACGTGCTTCGTAGTCGGTCGGGCATTCATCGCGGTGGCTCATGACTTCTCCTGTCTAATATCGTTCTGAGGTCTGCGTATGACGTACTCCCAACGCACCTTGTTGGCGTTGGTCTGCGCTTTCGCTCGGCCAGCGCGCGTTGACCAGCCTTCCACGGGCACCTTGCTCTCGACCACCTTGACCCATCCTGCGGCCCGGTAAATAGTCCCGAGGTGAGAGTCGGCGTCTTGGTAGGACATCAGGATCGCCACGTCGGGCATGTCCTGCTCGATCAGCAGGCGCATCACGCGCAGCATTCGGCTCGCGGTATGTCTCGGCGCGTCGGGAGCAATGGCGAAGCGGCGCAGCTCGTAGCGGCCTGTCCAGTTCAGCTTGCGGGCTACCGGCGGCGACCAGATCGCGGCAGCGTAGAAGATGCCCGCGTGCTCGGCGGCGATGGCCTTGCACTTCTCGGGCGGGCTGGTGAAGAGCGGCAGGCGGGAGTGCCAAAGCTCGTTGAGCGGCACGGCCACGTCCATGTCGATCCAGCCCATGAAGAGTTGGAGCGGCGAGGTCGGGATCGAACCGCCCCCTTCCGTTGGGAACAACGGATGCACCACCCTGATGCTTTCGCCGCAAAGATTCATGTCCCGCCGCTGTTCATAGGGGATATGGTCATTCGCCGCAGATGCAGTCGGCCAAGGATTCCTCCTCGACCGTGCCGAACATCGGGATTTGCTTGTTCATCTGCACGGCCACCCACTTCATTTCCTTGTAACCAGGGCGGTCCTTTCGGAAGCGCTGTCCAGTGCGCTCCTCCTGCTCGATCCACCAGTCGCCCAGCTCCGGGTTCACTTGCAGCGCCCGGTAAATCTTGTTCTCGTGCTTCAAGAAGCACAGGTCACAGTTGCCGAGGTCAGAGTCGATGCCGAGGTCGAAGTCCTGCGCGGACCAGAAGGCGTTTACGTCCTCCTTGGATACGCCGGCCTCGTACATCGGCATAACGTTCTCCCATCGCTCCCGTCCATTGGCGGCAGACATGCGGGTGTAGCGCTTCGGCTCGTCGGCTCGAATGCCGATCACCGCATCCCAGGCTTCGTATCCGAAGCTCTGCATCCACTGCTTCGCTACCCGGATTTTTAGGTAAGAGGTGCACATGCGATTCACTGGATTAGGAAGGATCGGGGGCGCGTCCTTGACCTCTTCCCTGTACTGTCGGTAGTAGTCCAACATCATCCTGAACGGCTCACCGTTCCGGCTCGCGGTCTCATACGAGACCACCCGATAAGCTGGCTGATCCTCCGGCTGACCCCAGGTGCGGTGGTATTCCAGCCACGTCACCGGCACGCTCCAGCGCGTCGAGCACTGGTGGATAAAGTCCAAGGTCTCGGGGCGCTCTTTGCCGGTGTTCTGGAAGCCGACATGCACGTCGGAAGGCAACTCGCCGCCGTGGGCGTCCAAGATGTGCCGGAGCATGTAGGCCGAGCTGCGCCCGCCGCTGAAGCCGATCTCTGCAGGGCCTTCGATGCGGTACGGGTTCACCGCGAGGGCTTTCCATGTGGGGAAGCGACTCGACGGCGAATACGGGCGGCGGCATTCGACCACGCCATCAGTTCGTTCTTGCCGCTGCGCCCGATAACCGTTGTTCCGTACCCGTCCTCGCCGTAGTCCACAATCTGCCAGCCGTGCATCGCTGACAACTGCGCGCCGGCGTAGGGGTACTTGCGCTGCACGAATTTCTTCAGTCTTTCAGCCACGCTTTTCTTCCGGAACTGCTGTGCGGTTCGGATTCAGCGGGTGATCCTCCCAACGGTTCTCGGGCTTCACGCCACGACGGCGGCAGTCCTCCTCGTACTCGCAGTCCGGGCAGGGCTTGTCGATCCTGACGCCGTGGACGCACTTCATTCTGCGACTCCGTCGAGCAGCGCGTAGGCTCTGGCGAAGACGGCGTTCATGGCCGAGGGGTCGCCTACGCAGGTGCTATCGACCGCAATCGGCTCTTGGAAATCCATCAGCCGGTGCATCTCGGCGAGGATCGCCAGCGCTTCGTCGCCACGCGCTGTTGCGGAGAGCGGAGCGAGTGCGATGCTGTCCAGCACGTAGCCGCGCACGTTCTCTAGGCCATCGCGCTTCGCCTCGTCGTAGTAGCTGCGGACTTCGGCCTCGTCCTTCGCCTCGATCTCCCATACCCGGCAGCGAACGCGGCTCGCGGCGAAGATGTCGCGCACCTTGAACGGGTTGAACGGCCACTCCCGGTCCTTCACTTCCTTGAGCGTGACGCGATAGAGCGGCATTACTTCGGCCCTTCAGCTTCCGGCAGTGGGGCGAGTCCGGCCATCGCCAGTTCCTGAATCTCGCGGAGGATGATGTGCGCGGGTTTCTGGTCGAACGTCTTCTGGTAGATCGCGTTCAAGGGCTCTCTACTTGCGGACTCGGCGACGCACGCCGGGCACGTTCGGTCGAAGTGCCGCAGCGGGTGGTCGGTGTGGGTGAGCGCTGTAGAGGAAGAAGCTGACTCGACCGCGCGAAAGAGCGGGATCATGCCGCTGTGCTCGCAGTCCTTCGTGAGCGGGACGGTCCTTCAGGGCGCTGGCTTCGACGTAACCAGCGATCTCGCCGCATTCATTGGATGATTGGGCAGCGGCAGCGGTGTGCGGCCCGCTGCTGTCCTGCGGCGTATTGGCTCCCCGAGTTCCCCCGCACGGCTCCAACCTCGGATCGTCGCCCTTCAGGTGTTCGTTAATGTCGGATGAAGCGGCGGCTCGCGCGTTTTCGCGCCGAGTCTCCCGTTCCTGCGCGCAGATGGTCGAGGTCATGCAGCGCCCCGGCTCGGCACCGCACACGTCGCATCCACCGGAGGGAGCGGCTGATTCGCGCGCCAGCTTGACCGGCAAACAGCAGAACCTGCGAAAGTCGCCGTCGTTCCACATGTCATCGAACTCGTCGTCGGAAGCCGGGCAGAAGGCTTCCTTGGCGAGCGCGCGAACCGAATCGTTATCCCCGGTGGAAAGCTTGTCAGCGATGGCCCTGCCGATCTCCTGCGGCGTGCGTTCCTGCTTGTCCGTGGGTGTGGTCATGCCGTGATTTCCTCGTCGTGGCGCTCTCGTTCCGGCTCGGCGAGCGGCGGGATGCGCTTTAGCCACGGCACCGGACAGTTCCACTTCGGGTGATCCAGTTCCGCGCGTTTGGTCGGGATGGGCGACTCGCAGAAGCAGCAGAGCCGGTTCGGATCGTCGTAGAACCGCAGCACGGTCGCGTGGACACCGACGACGCCTTGCATCGCGCGGTCGCAACAGCCCTTCAGGACGACGACCAGGTCGCCGACGCTGACCTGCGTAGAGTCGTGCTTATCGGTGGAAGGCATCAGCGGACCCCTTTCACCCGGAGAGCAGCCCGCGCTTTCTTGCGGGCCTCGTCCACGCCCTGCCGCGCCGCGTTCACTTCGGCGACCGTGACACCCTCGCCGCGCTCGTCCGCTTTGTTCCAGCATTGGGCCATGCGCAGCGCCGCCTGCTCCAGATCGTGCAGGGCCGTTCGCATCGTCTCGAAGTCGTGCGCGATGCCTGGATAGCCCTCGTCGAGCTTCGTCTCCGACTGCACGAGCCTGATCTGTTCCAGGGCGAACTCCATGGCAGCCTGGCCGTCGTGATTGCCTTGGCGGTGATTCTCGCGGCGCAGGCTCTCGAATATTTCCTGATACTTTTCGAGTCGTTCCACTGGGGTAGAGCGGAGCGGGTCAGACATGCAGCGCCTCCGTCACCGCAGCCCGAACGTCAGGGTGCTGGCGGTACAGTTCACGCAGAGCGAGGGCGAGCCGTTCGGATCTGGCGTGCTCGGCGACCAGCACGTTCATGCAGTCGCGCATCACGTTGGCCGAAACGTCGTGCCCTTGCTCGTCTAGCAACTCCGCCTGCCGAGACATGAAATGCACCTGATCTTGGAAGGTCGGTAGCTTCTTCATCGGTCCTCCGTTTTGGAATCGAGTGTGGCAGGCGGTATGAGAGCGCGGATCGCCCGAGCCAGAGCCGCTTGGTGTTCGTCTGGGCTTTGCACTTTCTCGTCGTCCACCCAGTTGTAGCCCTCTGCAGCCTTCGCGCATTCCTCGATGATCGAAGCCCTATCGAGCGGCCCACTGAGCGCATTGCGGATCTCCCGGCAGACCGCGATCATCAGCTTGCCGTTCGGGCTGGAGGCATCGAAGACGCGCGTCTCAGGCTTCGTCTCGTAGCCGTACTGCGGCGCGAGGCGCTCGTAGGTTTCGTGGAATAGCACGGCCAGCTTGATCGCTCCAGGCACGTCGCGATGGAAGTGGTTGTCGATGAACTCGGACAGGTAGCCGACGAGCAATTCCGCTGCCGGATGGCGCAGCGCCTTGCGTTTGTACATGGCCTGCCAGATGTCGCCGATGCTGGCGAACTTGGTATCTGGGTGGAAGTCAGCTAGGCTCTTGCACCTCTGCATCAGCGATTCATAGGCTTCGCAGTAGCTGTCGGAGGGGCGGGTCACTTCGCCACCTTGATGATCCGCGCGTAGGCGCAAAACTCCTGCCATTCCAGCAGCGTGCAGCGGTCGCGGTAATTCGAGCGCTCATCCCAGCAGTAGTGAACGTCACCGCCGAGCGTCCGATCTGTCACCCTGCGCGTCTTGTGCCGCGCCGCAGACCTGCTCGCCAGCTTGTCGCCCGGCTTCGGATTGTTGATGACCCGAAGCCGAAGCGCTCCTTCGTCCGTGCAGCGATTCGTCATTTCGGTAACTCCCTGCGCTCGACGCGCTCTCCACACTTCTTGCACTTCGCCCATCGCTTGCTCGTCACGCGAGTCCCGAAGCCGCACTTCGGGCACATCGCGCCGGTGTGAAGCAGTAGGCCGAGCATGAGTTCAAGCCCGCGCTTGGTGGCCAGCGGGTGTTCCCGCAGCACTTTGTCGGCATCATCTTTTTCCGTCGAGTCAGTCATGGCGAATAGGGTGGACAGCGGCAGGGCTGGATACCTGCTTCGACCTTTCCGCATGCCTAGGCGCAGATTGGTCTTTCTGCTTCATTCGCGGCTGGGAGCTACCCCCAGCGACCCCCGGCTCGGCCGGTGCTCTCTGCTGAGCTACGCGAACTCCACAGCGCTGTCCGTTGTTCATCGAGTCGATCCGAAGGAGCGGCTGACCTTCACGCGGTGATCTCCTCGTCGCGCTTCTCGCCCTCAAGCTCGGACATGGGCGGGATGCGCTTCAGCCAGTCGAGAGGGGCCACCGGCCATTCGCCATCGTTGAATCTGGCCCTGTTGACCGTCGCCTCTTTCTTGCAATAGTGGCATCTGATCCAGATCGGATTCTTGATGTATTGCACGGGCCCCATAAGCCCAAGCGATTCCTTGGCAGTTCCGTCGCAGCACGTCCTCACCACAACTACCCAATCGCCAGCCCTGATCGGCTCGCTCATGGTCAGCAAAGCTCCCAACTCGGCTTGCCCTGCGGTTGCGTGTCGAGATACATGCGTTATGCTCCTTTGCCTTTTTCGATTTCGATCTCGTAGTCCACTCCGTGGCGCAACAGTTCCACGGCGTTCTTCAGGGCCCGCACGAAATGGCGTGCTTCCTCTTCGCTCGTGAACGCCTCCATTTCAGGACGGTGGTATGTGAAATCTGCGTCGCCGCTGAGAGATATCCAGCGAACCTCCCAAAGCTGCGCCACTTGGACCTTCTTGGTGTTGTTGCTGAACGGTACGAGTAGCCATTTGAAATTCATGTCATTCCCCATGCCTAGCTATGCTGGAGTTGCGGCTAGCTCGTCGCGTTTGAACTTGCGCGCATCGAGGCGCATGTACGTGCGCTCGAAAACCGCCGTCGTGTCGTGCCCGGTCACGAGGATCGCTTCGGCCGGCGTGCGCTTCTCGTCCTCGACCAGGCGCGTAGCTCTTTCGGCGCGCGAATCGTGCAGATGCAGGTTCTTGATGCCGAGCTGGTGCTTGGCCTCGACGTAGTTGGAAATGCACGTCTGCCGCACGTAGGGGAAGATGCGCGGCTCCGATTCGTCGCGGATCTCCCACAGCGCCTCCAGCATCGCCTGCGCTTGAGTCGTGAGCGCCACCAGCTTGTCCTTCGAGCGGTTGCGCGGGTCTTTCATCTTGCGCACGAGGATCGTTTGGTCCTCTCGGTTCCAGTCCGACCACAAGAGGCGGCAGGTTTCCCCGATCCGGCGCGAGGAGTAGAACTGCCAGAGCGTCACCCGCACCATGTCCACCTTCGTGCGTGGGTTGCGGTTGCGCTCCTCGAAGTGCGCGATGAGCCGCTCCAGTTCCTCGTTCGCCACCCTGCGCCGCCGGGGCGCGCTCTTCCCGATGAGCTGGTGCTTGATGAGGAACGGCTTCGCATTCTTGACGGCGGTATCCGAGATCTTTTCGCAGTCGTCCCAGGCTGCCCCGGCGTACTTGAGCGCCCCGGTGAGGAAGGTGATGTCCTGCATGACCGTCGCCGCGCAGACTTCCATCCGCCGCAACCGGCAGTGCTCGATCACGTCCGTCTTCTTCAGATCCAGCGCCAGCTTCGCGCCGATCGGCGAGCGCTGCAGGATGCGCAGCGTGTACTCGTGCGAGGCCCCGAGCGTCTTGACCGCGGGCCGGCCATCCAGCCCGTTCATTTCCTTGATGTAGCGCTCGATCAACCACGCCACCGTCCCCGGTTGCTTTGAAGCGATGAATTGCGCGTAGGCCACGCGCGGCTTTGAAACGACTTCCATTGGAGGCTTCTCCTTGTGAAGGCGCGGCGGTCAGCGGTAGGTCCGCGCACAGTTGGTAAATCATCGTGATTGGTAGTGTTTGCATCAGCCGACCCATACGAGGCGGCGTTCGTAAATCGCTTGCAGCATGTACAAGGCGGCTCGAGCAAGGCGGCGCTGCTCGTCGGGCACGCCAGCGTGTTCGTAGAGCTCGTGGTCCTTGCGGCATTCCGGGATCGCGAGCGGATCCGGTGCCTTGCTCCTCTGGCTCTTGAAGAAATTCGGGTGGCTTGGGTCGCTCGGCGCCGGGGCGGTGCAGTTGTGGCACGGCAGCGTCTTGATCCACTTGATGTACCCGGGCAAGCGGATCTCGCCCGTGTACCCGAGGCGCAGCGCCTGTTCGAAGGTCAGGCCGGGCGGGAGGATTCTGGTGTTCAAGCCGCCTTTGCCTTGTAGGACGTCTCGCGCCCGCAACGCGGGCAGGCGAAGAACTTCACCCTTCCGTTCTCCTCCGCGCGCAGGAACTTCCCGCGCTTGTGGCCCTTCAGAAGGCAAATCAGCTTGGCGATCATTTCTTCTTCCCTTCCCTGATGTGGCGACGAACCGTAAACAGGGAGCAGTGCAGCGCATCCGCTACCTCCTGCCCCGTGAAGCCTTGCGCCGTCATCGCGCGGATGCGGCGCCCGAACTCGCGCACTGACGCATGGTCGAGAGGGCGATCCGGCACCCGTCTGGACCGCGGTCGTTGGTGCGCTGGTCTGGCCGTCGGCGCCGCCGCCAGCGTGTTCTGCAACGCTTGTTGCCACGCGCTCATGCGAGCGACGCCTCCAGCGCTTCGGCGAGCGACAGGCGCATGCGCATCAGCCGCTCGTGGAGCGCGTCGGCCTCCTGCAGGAACTTGATCACCTCGCGCTCGAGGATGGCGATGTACGCTTCGTCGCGCTGCACGCGGAAGGTGTAGAGCCGGAGGTGTTCCGGCATGTCCGGCGAGTAGGAGCAGAAGTCCCACCACGTGCGGCCGGTGATCCAGAGATTCCCCTGGACCTGCGCGCGGTGCTCGGGCGGGTAGTCGCCGCGGAGGATCGTCTCGAGCTGCACGGTGGGGATCACGCACTTGAACTCGCCGCCGCCGTCCTTGCCGATCAGCCCGTCCGGCGAGCAGCCGGTCATCAGCGTCGGGTGCTTGATAAAGCCGACGAGCTCGACCGGCTCTCCGGTCGCGGCCTCGTAGGCGAGGCGCGCGAGTGGCTCCTGCACCGTGCCGCGCAGCATGTGGCCGTTGCTGAAGGCGTTCTCGATGGGCTTGCCGATCAGGCGCTCCGTCACCACGCGGCGCAGGTAAGCGAGGCGGGTCTTCCCCTCACCCTTCGCCAGCACGCAGGAGAACTCGGATGCCGTCGCCCGGCCGCAGCGGTCGAGCGCCCAAGCTTCTGTGCCTTGCAGGCTCATGCCGCTTTCTTCTCCACCGCCGGCGCGTCCGGATCGCCGCCGTCGAGGACGATGGCGTGGCGCAGCATCACGGTCTTCAGGCGCTCGGCGCTGTCGACGTCGCCCAGGTCCTTGCAGATGACGACGGCTTCCTGCCACTTCTTCTTCGCCGCGTCCTTGGTGTCAGTCTCGAGGATCGCCTTTTTGAACCCCTCGAACTCCTCGTCGGGCATCTTGTTCGGCTTGAGCGTGATGCCCTCGCCGCCGTCGGTGTTCAGGTGGTGCACGGCGGTGTCGAGGCGCTCGCGCCGCGGCCAGTATTTCGAGCCCTGCTTCACGCAGGTTTTCTTCACCATCTCGCCCTCGTCCGTCACCCACGGGCACTTCTTCGTGTTGTCGGCCTTGTAGGCTTTCCACGATTCCGAGCGGTCGCGGATGGCGTGGACCTCGGCGATGGTCATGGCGTGCGTGAGGTAGTCGCCGCCGTCGGTCTTCACGACGCAGTACACGCCCACCACGTCGCCGCGCTCGGTGTCGAAGGGCGAGTATTCGTGCGTCGGCGTCTTGTCCAGGCCGTTCAGCCGGAACGTGTCGGTCTTGCGCACCAGCTTCGCCTGGCCCCACTGGATCGCGCCGGCGCGCTGCGCGACATCCATGAGCCCCATGTAGGAGATGTCGAGGCAGATCGACATCACGCCCTTGATCTTGCGCGGCACGAGGTAGGCGAGCTTGCTGGCGGGGTTCAGGCTGATGCCGATTGCCGCGACGTTCGTAACCGCGTTCTTCAGCGACTCCTTGTTCTGCATCGCCACCTTGAGCAGGTAGTCGTTCGCGGTGATGATCTGCACCGCGAAGCCCTTCTCGCGCTCGAACTCGATGGCCTTGTCCGACACCACCTTCTCGAAGGTGTCGCGCTGCGCGTCGATCAGGGTGATCAGGTCGTTCATGCGGGTTCCTTGTTGAAGAGCAGCTCGGGCGAGATGCCAGACGCTGCACGCTTCGCTGCCGTGCGCCGAGCGTCCTCGGCGTGCGCCTCGATTTCGTCGAGTTCGCGTTCGTCGTCGCGGCGCTGACGCCACTCGTCGTATTCGTAGTCCTCGTTGCCCGGGGCGTACTCTTCGACCGGTTCGTAGCGCCGCCTCACGACGCCGCCTTTTCGATTGCGAGTTCGGCCTGGAAGCGCGCCTCCATGGCGTCGACGTTGTTCAGGAACTGCTTCCACGCGCTCGGCCCGATGTGCGGCGCCCGGCGCCGCTCGTGCGCGTAGGCCGAATAGGTGAGCTCGTCCATCACCGCCTTCGGCGTCATCGGCCCGCGGTTCGTCGGGACGGTGTTCATTGCGCCACCGGCATCGAAAGGATGTAGGAGGGGATCTCGCGCGCCGCGCTGACGCACTCGTAGACGTGGTGGTGCTTGGTCCAGCGCTCGCCGGCGCCGAATTGAGAGATGCAGAGTTCGCCGGGCTTGAGCGCCTTACGGTCGTCGGCGTCGGCGACGTGGGCGGCGGTGACTTCCGGCTCGCGGTCCAGCGCCGCCATCACCGCGAACAGCGCGGCTACGGCAAGGGCGCCGCTAACGCGCTTCCAGAGGCTGAGTTCTTCCGACTGCTGGTTGCCCATCGCTCCCTCCCGTTGCATGGGAGAGAGTAAAGCACACTTAACGATGTTCAGTCAAGTGCACTAAGCACCGCTCGCGGCTTTAGTCGTCCTTGCGGCGCTTGAACTCGATTACGTTGGTGGTGATGTCGATCAGCGCGGGGAGGATGTCCATCACCGCGAGCTTGCTGGCAAACCGTCTTACCGCTGCTTGGCGCCGCGGGGAACAGCGCCGATAATCAATGATTAACGCTGCCTCTTCGTCGCTTAGAGGACTGGTGCTTGGCCGGTTGTCCGGAGGTTGAGCCATTTGCTCCTGTCACAGCCTTAACAGCCTCAACTATCTGAGCCTTCCCTTCGTCGTCAGTGTTGAGAAACGACCTCAGGACAACAAGGAGATTCTTCTCGTTGGCAGGGGAGAGCTTCTGAGTAGTGTACGGAAGCGCACTACTTTCTGGTAAATCGGACTTTCCGGTAAGTTTTTTCGGACCGAGGCCAAGAACCAGCCAACGCGCGGAATAGCCGGCGCGCTCCTGAATGTTTAGGGCGCTCAATGCTTTAAGAGTTTTCACATCCCCAGTCCGCCATTGCCGGACGTTGCTGCGGCTGACATTCGCGATCCTGGCCAATTCGGCGTCGTTGCCAATGGCCGTGGCGATCTCCAGCAGCCTGTCGTGCAGCGTGCTCATGTTAAGCGATCTTAACAAGGGGCCGGCTAAGTGCACTTGACGTAGCAATGCGAAGTGTGCTTAACTCGCGCCGACATGAAGACAAAAGACCTCGTCGCGGTGTTCGGCTCCATGGAGGAGGTCGGCAAGCAGTTCGGCATCTCCCGCTCTGCGGTTTGCCAGTGGGGCGACGACGTCCCTGATCGTCGCCAGAACGAGCTGCGCGGCATCCATCCGGACATCGACAAGCGCATCCAACGCGCCCGGCGCCGCCTAGAGACGCGCGCCGCGTGAGAACCGCAGCGTCACTTCCCGCTCCGCAGCTTCAAGTCGGCCTCGTGCTTCCAGCCGAAGCAGTGGCGCAGTTCATGCCCGAGCAGGGCGTCGTGAGACCACTCGTGGGCAATGATTCGGCAGCGCGTGTGATCCGTTGCGACCTGGGCGCAGCCGTGCGGCGAGACGACGCGCACATTGCGGCAGGTATCCCGAGTGGGCGCTTCGCGGCTCCAGGAAACCCGCACGCTCGTCGGTTCGACAATCTTCACCAGGTCTCGGCTGTAGTCGTGCGGCGAGCCGGATGCGAGCCACGAGTCGCCGCGGGGAATCGAGTAGCCGAAGCAGCGCCGAAACTCGCGGCCGAGCACGGCGTCGGGCACCGACTCAAGCGCCGTGAGGTGGCACACCGAGAAGTCCGGCTCGGTCGTGAGCGTGCTGAAGCACTCGGCGCAGTCCGGCGCATGGCGCCACCAGTACACAGCAACGTCTCGCGGCTCCGCGAGTTTGATCGCGTCGCTGGCGCAGCCGGCGAGCAGCAGGATAAGCAAGTACCGCATTGCGGCCTCCCTTCGTCTAAGCCCGAGGCCAGCATATATTTTTTTCCCGCAAACCGCTGTCCGCGGTTGTCCGTGAATCTCGGACAGGGGCGGAACTCGCTATGAGCGAGCAGGAGAAGCTCTTCATCACGGACATCCACGACGCGCTCGGCGATCTCGTGCGAGCGTTGGGCGGCCCCAAGGAAGTGGGCCTGACGCTCAAGCCGGAGAAGACGAGCGAAGACGCGGCAGGTTGGGTGAAGGACTGCCTCAACCCGAAGCGCCGCGAGAAGTTCGATGCCGAACACATCCTGTGGCTGCTGAAGAAAGGGCGCGAGGTTGGCTGTCACGAGCCGATCAAATGGATCTGCGACCAAGCCGGCTACACCCCACCGGAGCCGAAGGAGCCAGAGACCGAGCTCGCCAGGCTGCTGCGCGAGTACATCGACGTCGAAAACCGTAGGGCATCACTGCAACCCAAGATCGAAGAGGCGCGCGCAAAGCTTCGCGTGGCCTAAATAAACCAGCGCGGCAACGACCGCGCTTTTTTTCGCCCTCGCCGTTAGTTGAAATGGTGAGGAGGAGGCAGGATCGGATGACATCAGCGGCATTGCCAGCACTACGCAACGACACGGTCATCGCGCGCCTCGAGGCGGCGCGCACGGCGCTCTCCGAGGCGAAGACCATCCAGCAGTCCAAGTCCATCGCCGACGTCGCCGCCGCGGCCGAGATTTACGCCCGGCGCCAGAAGCTTGGCGAGGAGGCCATCGACTTCGCGCACGCCGTGAAGATCGAGGCGCTGCGCAAGCTGGGCGAGATCCTGAAGGAAACCCCGAAGAACGAGGGGCGCCGCATGAATGGCCGCGACGTCGGCGGTTCCTTGCGCGAACCGCCGACGGATGATCGTCCCACGTTGGCCGAGCTGGGGGTCGACAAGAAGACCTCGGCCATGGCGCAGAAATTGGCCGACCTCCCAGACAAGGACTTCGAGGCGGTGCGCGATGACCACGCGGCAGTCGGCAAAGCCATCGCCAAGGTCGCCAGCACGCGGGCACCGAAGCCGAAGGTAGTCGCTGCCGATCCCAAGTTCGAAAAGCTCTACGAGGAGGTGAAGGCCGAACTCGGCGAGACCAAGGACTCGCTCGCCGAGATGCGCGATCTGGCGCAGTCGGCCAAGGCGTTCGAGGAGAAGCAGGAGTTCAAGGAAATGCAGGTTCTCCGCCTTGAGCTTCGGTCCTGCAAGCGCCGCCGGGACGAACTGATGCGCGAGAACGCCGAGCTCAAGAAGCAGGTCGGCTTCTGGAAAAAGAAAGCCGAGAAGAAGTGACCGACACCGCCGGCAACCTAGAGCTTCGCCCGTATCAGTCGAAGTCCATCCTCGCGCTGCGCGAGGGAGTCCGTGCCGGGAATAAGCGCCAGATCCTCACCGCCCCGACAGGCTCCGGGAAGACTGTTTGCGCCGCTCACCTGATGCAGGAGGCGGCGAACAAGATGAGCCGCGCCGCATTCGTGTGCGACCGCGTTGCGTTGGTCGACCAGACCAGCAAGGTCTTCGATACCTACGGCATTGCGCACGGCGTCATGCAGGCCGACCACTGGCGCGCGCGGCCTTGGGAGCGCATCCAGGTCGCCTCCGCGCAAACGCTCGCGCGCCGCGGCTGGAAGAACGGCGAGTTGCAGCTTCTCGTCTACGACGAGTGCCACACGCTCTACAAGAGCGTGACCGATTTCATTGCCGAGCACCCCGAGGTGATCGTTGTTGGCCTGACCGCCACTCCGTTCAGCAAGGGGCTCGGTGCCATTTTCACGAACGTGGTCAACGTGTCGACCACGGATCAGTTGATTGCCGAGGGCTATCTCGTGCCGGTCAAGGCGTACGCCGGAAAGGCTGCCGACATGGCCGGCGCGCGCACGAAGTTCGACGGCGAGTGGGCCGAAGACGAGATGGAGAAGCGCGGCCTCACGATTATCGGGGACGTCGTGTCCGAGTGGATCACGAAGACCGCGCAGCATTTCGACGGCCCGGTCAAGACCATCGTCTTCTCGGCGACCGTAGCGCACGGCGAGGAGTTGTGCCGCCGGTTTCAGGAAGCCGGCTACAACTTCCAGCAGGTCAGCTACAAGGACGGCAACGACGAGAAGCGCCGCGCGCTGATCGAAGAGTTCCGCCAGCCAGACTCGGAAATCATGGGGCTCGTGTCGTGCGAGGCGCTGGCGAAAGGCTTCGACGTTCCCGACATCAAGTGCGGTATCTCCGCGCGCCCATATCGGAAGTCCCTTTCCGGCCACATCCAGCAGCTCGGGCGCGTGATGCGACCTTACCCCGGCAAACAGTTTGCGCTGTGGCTCGACCATTCTGGCAATTTCCTGCGCTTCATCGCCGACACGCAGGAGGTCTTCGCCGATGGCGTGGCGCGGCTCGACCGCAAAGAGTACGACGCCAAGGTGCGCAAGGAGCCGACCGAGGAGGAGAAGACGGCGTTCTCATGCGGCGCCTGCAAGTTCCTCATGGGCATGGCTTCGCATTGCCCAGCATGCGGTTGGGAAAGACCGAGGCCGCGCAGCATGGTGCGCGAGATAGGCGGCGAGCTCCACGCGGTGGACATGAAAGGTGATGTCGCCCGCCTGCCGTCTTGGGCCTCCGATCGCGACGCGGTATGGCGCCAGCTTTGCCACCTCGCGCTCGAGAAGAAGCGCGGAGACCAGGAAGCTGCGAAGAAATTCGCGCTCGCGCAGTACCGCAACATCTACCTGGCCTGGCCGCGGGCCGAGTTCAACGTACTGAATATCGAACCGCCTGACCCGCGGCTGGTGTCCAAGGTCAAGTCGCAGCTGATCGCGTGGGCGAACAGGAGGGCGGCCTGAGCTTCATCGCACACGCCGCCGCCCACGGCCTGATCATCCACGACCTCATCGCGGATGGCCGCTGGCATCGCGTGCCGACCGACGACAAGCCGCGCAAGCGCAACGGGGCCTATCTCTTCGACGGGCAGCGAGGGGTGGTGAAGAACTTCGCCACGATGCAGGACTATGCGGCCTATCGCGACGGCGCGAACGTCGGCAAGGTGGACAAGTCAATGCTCCGCGCGCAGCGCGTGATCCGCGACGCAGAGACGAAGGCGAAGCAGGACGAGGCCCGGCGCGACGCCGACGGCATGGTCAAGCGCGCGACGCCGCAAACGCACCCGTACCTCGTAAAAAAGGGCTTCCCGGAAGAGAGGGGGCTGGTACTCGACGGCGAGCTGTTGATCCCAATGAGGGAGTTCTCGCGCTACCGCACGCTGAACAGCTTGCAACGCATCTCCGCCGACGGCTCGAAGCTATTCCTGCCCGGCGGCAAAGCGAAGAGTTCCGTGTTCTTCATTGGCCCCATGGTCGCCAACGAGCGATGGCTGGTTGAGGGCTACGCGACCGGACTCTCAGTGCGAGCAGCGTTGCGCGAACTGCACCGCACCGCGCAGGTAATCGTGTGCTTCTCAGCTTCGAATCTCGCGCACATCGGACGTCTCGTCCGTAACCCATCCTATGTGATGGCGGACAACGACGAGAGCGGGGCAGGGGAGAAAGCTGCAAAAGACACCGGCCTGCCGTTTGTGATGCCGCCCGAGGTAGGGACCGATGCGAACGATATGCACCAGCGCGACGGGCTGCGAGCGCTGGCGAACTTGATACGAGATCCCGTCAGAGCGCGGGCCGCGGACGCGGCATAGCAAATGGGCGAACCCCCGGCCGCACTCATGACAGGGGGAAGCAGGGAAGTAAACCTGCCGGGTGGCGTAGACCTCGTGCCCGGGGGCTGTGAGAGGTCCGACGGCTCACAGCATGACGAGGAACCGCGTAAGCGGGCTGGAGCGCCGCTCTTCGAATCTCCCGTTTTCACGGGGGGTTTGGGGGGCGTCGGCTGGAGATAGAGAGGGATGGTGAAAGAAGAGAAATGCGGCGACTGCGCACACGGGGAAACGAAGTTGATCAAGGGCGAAGACACCGGCTTCGTGCTTTGCGAGTTTACGTCGCGCGCGCACTGGTACGCAGGCCGGTTGCCGTGCCAACTGACGCCGCCGCGCTATGAACGACGCGCCGATCAGCGCGAAGGAACGCCGGAAGGCTCGAGCCATGGTGGGTGACATCGCGAAACAGGTTCCGCTCTATGGCGAGATGGCGTCGAAGGACGAGTGGTGGACGTTCTTTTTCGCGTGCCTGTACGGCCAGGAGGTGCTGGAGAACCCGATGCGCGGCGAGTTGCCATCGGCGCCGATCTTCGTGCTGCGCAACAAGCGGCGCACCAAGGATCTGAACGTGACCGACGGCGCGCAGTTCATCACCTTGCTCTACGCGTTCGGGAATACCAGGGGCGTCGAGTGGAGCGACCCGAGGTGGAAGGCGGAGATGGCTGCTTACGAGGCCGAGAGGCTCGCAGCATGAGGCGCGCTGCCAAGATCGACGACAACCAGCCGACAATCGTGAAAGCGATGAAGGACGCCGGGATCGCCAGCGAGAGCATCGGGAAGCCGCTGGACTTGCTGCTGTGGTCGAGGGCGTGGTGTCCGCACTGCAACGGCGTTCTGCCAGACGGCAAGACCGAACTAATGGAGGTGAAGAACCCGGACGGCAAGGACGCCTACACGAAAGACCAGGTCGAGTTCATCGCGCGCTGGCCGGGGAAGATCCACATTGCTCGGTCGCCCGAGGAGGCGGTGCGGCTGGTGCTCGGCGCGAAGGTGATGGCATGAAGGACCCAACAATGAAAAAAACAATCGGCTCTACGTGGCTGCTGCCCGTCACCACCGGGAAACCACTCAGCAGTCAGCAGCGGAACAAGCTACGCAAGGCGGGGGCGGAGATTGTGTCGGTGCTCAGGGAAAGCGCGAGCCGGCTGACGTGCAGGCAGTTCTACCGCGCGCTGCCTCACGTTCCTGGCTCTACGCTGCGCCGGCGCCTGACTGAGATGTCATCGGCCGGGAATCTCGAGCGCACGGGGCCGCCATACCGCTACGAATACGGGCTGTCGGCCACTTGTGTGTCGACATGAGCGGGATCCTGATCACCGGCGGGTCTGGGTTTCTCGGCCAGGCGTTGGTGCAGCGCCTGTTCAAGGATGGCCACCAGCGCATCTGCATCTTTTCCCGCGGCGAGTACCCGCAGGCGCGGATGCGCTCGGCCCTGAACGACGACCCGCGGCTGCGCTGGTTCATCGGCGACGTGCGCGACGTTGAGCGCCTGGAGAGGGCGATGAAGAGCGTGGACTGCGTGATCCACGCGGCAGCGCTGAAGCGCATCGAGGTCGGGGCTTATTGCCCGGACGAGATGATCAAGACGAACGTGCTCGGATCGATGAACGTGATCGAGGCCGCGCGTAGGACCGGCGTAAGGCGGCTGGTGCTCGTGTCGAGCGACAAGGCGTTCGAGCCGGTGTCGCCGTACGGGCAGTCGAAGGCGATGGCGGAAAGCCTGTTCCTCGCCGCGAATGATCCTCAAGGGCCGCATTTCTCGGTGGTGCGCTACGGGAACGTGGCAGGGTCGACCGGGTCGGTGATCCCGACCTGGCGCGAGCTCATCGCCAAGGACGTGCCGGTGCCGATCACGGACCCAGACTGCACGAGATTCTGGATGACGAAGGAGGAGGCGGCAAAGCTGGTGGTCGACACGCTGATGTCGATGCAGGGCGGAGAACTCGCCATTCCTGAATTGCCAGCGTTCAGGCTTGGCGACCTTGCGGAAGCGATGGGCGCGGAGAAGCTGCGGCACATCGGGCTGCAGGACTGGGAGAAGCCGCACGAGTCGATGAAGGCCGGGAACTCCAGCGAGACGGCGCGGCGCCTAGACTTGTCCGAGCTGCGCGAGCGGCTGAAGGCGGTGGCGTGAGCGCGATCTCGCACGACAGTGGCCAGCCCTCGTTTCTCGGCGTCGCGCCGCGCTTCTCGTTCGTCGACCTGCCGGAGATTCATCAGGAAGCGCCCGCTCCGTACCAAGCTGCGATGGAGGACATGCGCATCAGGGAGCGGCTGCTCGGTGCCGGGTGGTTCAAGCACAACGCGGTCCTAGCGCACACATTCTTCGAGATGAAAAGGCCGTGGTGGCTATGAACCCGCACCAAGTGACCAAGGACTTCGAGCGCGCGCTGTGCCAGTACACCGGCGCGCGGTACGCCGTGGCGGTGAACAGCTGCACGATGGCGCTGCTGCTCGCGGTGGCGTGGCATCTACGTAATCAAGTGACGATCGAGGACGGGCGCGAGTGGGTCGAGTTCCGACGCACGCCCATTGAAATCCCCAAACGCACCTACGTCAGCGTGCCGATGTCGATCATCCACGCGGGCGGGCGGCCGACGTTCCGCGACGAGGCGTGGCGCGGCGCGTACCAGTTGAAGCCATTGCCGGTCTTCGACTCCGCGCGATGGCTCACAAGCGGAATGTATGACTCCGACCAGTTTTGGACCGTGGATAGCAACGCGATGGTCTGCGTGTCCTTCCACGCCACGAAGACGCTTGCCGACACGCAGGGCGGGGCGATCCTGCACGACAACTACGAGGCCGACCAATGGCTGCGGCGCGCGCGCTTCGACGGTCGTACCGAGGGCGTGCCGCCAAATATGGACAACTTCACCCAGATCGGATGGCACTGCTACCTCTCGCCGGACGTATCGACGCGCCTGCTGTGGGCGATGGCGGCGCTGCCGAAGCACAACGACCCGCTGCCTTCGGATGATTACCCGGACCTATCTCAAATGGCGATATTCCAATGAGCGAGCCAAAGACGAAGATCGTCGTGGAGTCCCGCGACGGGAAGGTGATCCTGCAATTCTCCAAGCCGACGCAGAACCTCGTCATGGAGCCTGGCGACGCCTTCCCCATCGCCGAGGGCATGGCGCGCGCGGCGCACAACGCCAAGTTTCCCGGCGAGCCGATCAAAGACGGCAGCTACATCGCCGAGCAAGTGCGCGCCCGCGTCACCGACAACCTGCGCGATGCGATGGTCGCTCGCGCGGCCATCGTGATGAACAACCTGTACCAGAAGAAGTGGACGCCGAAAAAGGCGGCGCTGGAGATCGTGGACGTGGTGCTGGCGATGGCGCAGGGGAGGCAAGTGTGAGGCGCGAGGAATTCTTCGAGCTACGAACGCTCGTGCAAGAGGACGCGGTGGCGAGGCGCATGGAGGAGAGGCGAAGGGTTTCCGAGTGCGAGGGCAAGCATCGCTTCGACTCGTTCGGGTCGGCGCAGCGCACGATCCGCATCGACCTGCGCAAAGTGACCAACGTTTACCACTGCACGGTCTGCCGCGGCTACCACATCGGCAGCGTGGCGGGGCATCGGCGCAAGCGCCTGAAGGCGCAGAGGGAGAGGGCGCTGTGCGAGTAGCCATCATCCCGGCTCGCGGTGGCTCGCGGCGCATCCCGAGGAAGAACATCCGTCCATTCCACGGCAAGCCGATCATCGCCTACAGCATCGAGGCGGCGAAGGCGAGCGGGCTGTTCGAGAGGATCGTGGTTTCGACCGAGGATCACGAGATCGGGGGCATTGCCGAAGCCTGCGGCGCGCAGTGGATTGAGAGAGATGAGGAGCTTGCGGTCGATGCTGTGGGTACGCAGGAAGTTGCCGCCAGAGTTCTGAGAGACATCATGTTGGCGGAGCCCAAGCATATCGGCTACGCCTGCTGCATCTATGCCACCGCGCCGATGATGCGCGCGAGCGACATCACCGAGATGTACGAGTGGCTGCGCGAAAGCCGTCTCAACTACACCTACATCGAGGGCTGGCTGTACTGGGGGCCATCGGCGCACTTCCTAGAAGACGTGCCGCTCGACAGCTTCGTCGGGCTCACTCGCCCCGAGGGCCGTTGGATCGACATCAACACCGAGGAAGACTGGAAGCGCGCCGAGGAGATGTACGCGGCGCTCAAGGCTTCCGCAGATTCACCCACACCGCATAGATCGCCCCGACGATTCCAGCCAACGTCTGAAGGGATGGATCCCCGGTGAACGCTCCCACAACCATTGCAGGGACCATGAATCCAACGAAGATCGCCAGCAGTAGATTGATCATCCCGGACCCCTCCGCATGAACGCTCAAGAGCAATTCTGGGCCGGGGACTTCGGGACCGCCTACACGCTGCGCAACCGCGTGAACTGGCTAGACCGCGTGCCGTTCTGGCGCAACATCTTGGCCATCACGCAGGCGCGCTCGGTGCTCGACGTGGGCTGCAACGCGGGCTGGAACCTGCGCGCCATCCGAGCGGCGGATCGCACGGTTATCGCCGTTGGCGTGGACGTGAACGCCGATGCGGTGGTGGAAGCCCGCGACGGGGGACTTGACGCCTCCCTCATGTCCGCGCGCGTCGCGGGGAGATGGTATCGCGAGCACTTCGACCTCGTGTGTACCTCCGGCGTGCTGATCCACGTCGCGCCCGCCGAATTGCCCGACACCATGCAGGCCATCATCAACGCGAGCCGCCGCTGGGTGCTGGCGGTCGAGTATGCGGCTCCGAAGGAGGAGGAAGTGCTGTACCGAGGGAACGCCGAGCGGCTGTGGAAGCGGCCGTTCGGCGACCTCTATGAGGCGATGGGGCTGACCATGGTCGCGGACACGGTGGCGCAAGGGTTCGACCAATGTCGCGCATGGCTTCTGGTCAAACGCTGATGCCTTACAAAGACCGAGAGCAAAGATTGGCCGCTGGGCGTGCAGCCGACCTGCGCTGGCGGACCAAGTTTCCCGAGCGGAAAAAACTGGCCGCTCAAAACACGCGCCGCAGAAAAATAGAAGTGCTCAACAAGATCAAGGACGTCCCCTGCAAGGACTGTGGCGTCAAGTATCCGCCGCCAGTTATGGAATTCGACCACATCAATCGCGACAAGGAATTCACCATCAGTCGGCGCGTGTCGTCTACCAGCGTAGAGCGGCTCCTGGCGGAGGTCGCCAAATGCGAAGTGGTCTGCGCGAATTGCCATCGCATGAGAACGTTCCGGAGGGCTCTGTCGTGATCCGCTGCCTCCGCTGCGTCATTCCAGACACGCGTCCCGACACGGCGTTCGTGAACGGCATCTGCTCCGCCTGCATCGCCTACGAGCAGCGCCCGCAGATCGACTGGCAGGCGCGCGAGCGCGCGCTGGTTGAACTGCTCAACCGCTTCAACGGCGAGTGCATCGTGCCCTCCAGCGGCGGCAAGGACAGCCACTACCAAGTGCTGGAACTCCTGAAGCGCGGCGCGGACGTTACGGTGGTCACGGCGACGACCTGCCACCTGACGCCGGTGGGCAGGCTGAACATCGACAACCTGAAGCGCTACGCGAAGACCGTGGAGGTGAGCCCGAACGCCACCGTGCGGGCCAAGCTGAACCGCATCGGCCTCACCATGGTGGGCGACATCAGCTGGCCCGAGCACGTCAGCATTTTCACGACGCCCATGGTCGCGGCGCGCGACCTGCGCCGGCCGCTCATCTTCTACGGCGAGAACCCGCAGAACCAGTACGGCGGGCCGCTCGACAGCCAGGAAGCGAAGACCATGAACCGGCGCTGGCGCTCGGAGTTCGGCGGCTTCCTTGGCTTGCGCCCGCAGGACCTCATCGGCGTCGAGGGCCTCGGCTCGCGCGACCTGGTCGACTACGTTCTGCCGGCCGACATCGACCAGCACTTCGAGGCGCACTTCCTCGGCCAGTACCTGCCGTGGGACTCGCACCGCAACGCGGAGATCGCCAAGGCAGCAGGTATGCGCCAAGTCACTCCGAGCATTACGAACTGGTGGTCGCACGAGAACCTCGACAACGGGCAGACGGGGATTCATGACCACGGCATGTACCGGAAGTATGGGTTCGGGCGCTTCGCTGCGCAGCTTTCGGTAGACGTCCGAGCGGGGCTCATGACGCGCGAAGGGGCGCTGGCCTTGGTCAAGGCCAGGGACGGGCGCTTCCCGTACTGGTACGCCGGCGTGGAGCTGCACGAGGTGCTCGAGCGCATCGGCATGACCGCGACGGCCTTCTGGGAAGCGCTGGACAAGCACACGAACTGGAATCTCTTCGACGCCAAGCCCGGCGACAAGACGCTGAAGCTGAAAGGAGCGACGCATGAAGCCGCAGCTTGATGAACCACCGTGCCGGCCAGGCTACGAGCACGGCTTCGCCGACCTCGGCAAGGAGGACAACGGCGAGCAGGTTTCGCGCTGCGGGACCTGCATGACCGTGCGCTACGTGGCCGAGGGCGGTGCGGTGCGCTACGAGGTGCCGGGCTGATGGGCCTCGCCAAGCGCGTGATCCCCACCATCCTCTGCCGCGGGCGCGCGCTCGTGAAGGGCAAGCGCTTCAATTCGTGGCGCTCTGTCGGGATCGCTGCGCAGGCGGTGCGCATCCACGCCACGCGAGGAGTCGACGAGGTAGTGCTGCTGGATGTCGGCGCGACGCCAGAGGGCAGGGGGCCGGACCTTTCTCTCATCGCCGAGCTATCCGAGGTACTGTTTGTGCCGATCGCTGTCGGCGGAGGCGTGCGAACTCTGGCGGATGTCAAGGCGTTGCTTCGCGCCGGCGCCGACAAAGTGGTGATAGGTACGGCGGCGTGGATCGGCGGCGACCTCGTGCGCCGGTCGGCCGATACGGTGGGAAGTCAAGCCATAGTCGTTACCTGCGATGTGGTCGAAGCGCGCGACGACGTCGACGACGACAGGCCGGGCGTTCGGTGCATGCGCGAAGTGGCGCCGGAAAGGGCGAATTGGATAGCCGAGCAGGGCGCCGGCGAGATCCTGCTTACTGCGGTTGACCGCGAGGGGACGATGCAGGGATACGACCTCGACCTGATCCGCAGCGTGCGCGCCGCGGTGCGTGTTCCCGTGGTCGCCCACGGCGGCTGTTCTGGGTACCCGGACATGGTTGAAGCGATCAAGGCCGGCGCGAACGCCGTGGCGGCCGGGGCGCTGTTCCAGTTCACCGATGCCACGCCGAAGGAAGCATCGAGGTTCCTGCAGGCGAACGGAATAAAGGCCCGCGTATGAAACTGGTCGACGTCTACCAAGGCACCGGCATCTTGCCGGGCGCCATCGACTTCCTCTACGAGGTAATGGCGGAGCGTGCGGCAGACCCGGAGATGAACATCTCGTTCACGATGCCGACGCCGGAACAGCATCGCCAGTTCGTGCATCGCCGCCCGTACCGCTGCTGGTACCTGATCGAGGTCGAGGGCGCGCTGGTGGGCTACGTCAACGCCACCACCCACAACGAGATCGGCATATTCCTACTGAAGAAGCACCGCGGAAAGGGCTACGGCGAGCAGGCCGTGCGCGCGCTGATGGAGAAGCACGAACCACTGCCTGCAATCCCGAGCGAGCGCCGCGGCAAGTGGATCGCCAACGTCGCGCCCAGCAACGAGCATTCCAAGCACCTGTTCGGCGGGAAGCTGAGCGGGCGGCTCATTCAACTGACCTACGAACTACCAGGAGGAGAGGATGGCGAAGAGGAAACCGAAGGACGCGCTCGACCAGTTCGCTGAGGAGGCGGTAGCCGACCCTGCGCTGGTTGTGCAGCTGCTGCTGTGGAAGCGTCGGCACGCGAACCCCGACATGGTGGAGCAAATCACCGAGAAAGACATCGCGGGCTTCCGCGCGTCCTGCGAGTACATGGAAGCCACCCCGGAGGTGCACATAGCGCGACCTCAGGGCCTGCCGGCGCGCGCCGCGCAGCCAGCAATGGCCGGGCGCAGGGCGGTGCCCGCGTTCGCCGGCGAGCCGCCCAGGCCCTACGTGGTGGTGGCGCTGGTGAAGAAGGGCTCCAGGGACGCGATCAAGCCGATCGAGAACAATGAGGAGGACGCGAAGCTGCGCGACGAGGCCAATCGGGTGCGCAGGTATCGCGACACGGCTGGAGCGGTCGCGGTTTCTCTCTTGAGCGACCTCGGGCGCCGGGAATACTCGGAAGCCACGATCCGGGAAGCCGCTGCCGCGCTGCAGGCGCTCGCAAGGGCGAAGTGAAGCCATTCATCGTCGCGGAGGTGTCGGCGAACCACCTCGGTTCGTTCGACCGGGCGGTGGACATCGTCAAGGCCGCAGCAGCGGCCGGCGCGGATGCGGTGAAGCTGCAGACCTTCACGCCCGAGCAGATGGTCGACCCTGAAAAGGTCATCGAAGCAGGCCCTTGGGCGGGTCGCAAGGCTCTGGACCTTTACCGTGAAGCTCACACGCCGCGCTCCTGGCACGCGCCGCTGTTCGATCTCGCCAAGTGGTTGCGGTTGACCGCCTTCTCGGCCCCGTTCCACCCCGACGACGTGGACTTCCTAGAGAAGCTGGGCTGCCCGATGTACAAGATCGCCAGCTTCGAACTCACGGACACCGACCTGGTCGCGTACGCCGCGCGCACCGGCAAGCCGCTCATCCTTTCCACGGGGATGGCGTCCGAGAGCGAGGTGTTCAGGGCCGCTGCTGCAGCGTTCGACGGGGGCTGCCCTGATCTCACCCTGCTCAAGTGCACCAGCGCCTACCCGGCTGACGCGCGCGACGCCCATCTCAGGACCATGCAGGATCTGCGGGCGCATGCGCCGAAGGTCGGCATCTCGGACCACTCGCTCGGCATCGGGGTGGCGGTGGCAGCCGCCGCCTTGGGCGCGGACGTGATCGAGAAGCACCTGACGCTATCCCGGGCGGATGGCGGGCCGGACGCGGCCTTCAGCATGGAGCCGACCGAGTTCGCGCAGATGGTCACGGAGTGCCGGCGCGCCGCTGCAGCTGTTGGCGAAGTGCGCTACGGGCCGACGGAATCCGAGAAGCCGCACCTCAACCTTCGAAGGGCAGCAGGCGGTAAGCGAGGCTGAATCGAACAATCCCAAAATCTAACCCGCGATGATTCACCCCTTTCCGGCCGCCCGGGCAACCGTCGCGGCCTTTCTTTTTCCGGAGGGCTAGATGCCGCGCTACTTTGGCCAGAGAGCCACGCCTCAGCACCCGGTCAATCCGGACACGATTCTCACGAAGCTGCTGACGGCCGCGACCGCCGAGTCTTTCGACTTTCCGCCGAACACGGACCTGTTCCGCCTCTCGTGCGGCTCCACGGCGGCTGGTTTCCACACCGTGTTTCTCAACATGGGATCGACCAAGGCGGCGCTGCCGACAACCGCCCACGGTATTTCGACCCAAGGCTCATCGCAGTTCAACATCCCCGTGAGCCTCGGCGAGGGGCGCGTTTTCCAACTCGCGCGCGGCACGACCAATTTTTCCCTGATCGCGGTCTCGTCCATGTACGTCTGCATGGAGTTCTGGACCCGCGCCGGGGTGACAAGCACATGAGGAAGAGGGCGGCGCGTCCGACCGTGTTCGGCGAATCCTTCACAGCAGCCGAAAGGCGAGCAACCACAAAGAGGGAGTAAGACATGCCTTCCATTCT